AACTCTTCTTAAGTAAAGAAGGTATTTTCTCTATGGTACAAGGATCACCAGCAGATTATCCAAAACTACCAAACACTATAGACAATGCACTAGAAGTGGCAACCATTGAAATGCCACCTTATGTTTATAATACAGATGATGTTAAGTTAACTCTCGCTAAACATAAACGATTCCGAATGAAGGATATCGCTACCATTGAGAGTAGAGTTAAAAATATTGAATACTACACAGCGTTGTCTTTACTTGAAGTAGAAACAACTAATATGTCTCTTCGTGATCCACAGACTAACCTTGATAGATTTAAGTCTGGATTCTTTGTTGATAACTTCAAGTCAGTAACTTCTGGTGATGTTACAAATAAACAATTCAAGGCATCTATTGACTCAACTGAGGGAAGATTGAGACCACAACATTATACAACTTCTATTGATCTACTACTTGGATCAGAGGCGATTGTTGGTGCTGCAACATCATCTAATCCATCAGCAGATTATAGATTTGCTAGTGATCTAGGAGATTCAAATGTAAGGAGAGTAGGTGACGTTGTATGTTTAAATTATGATGATTTTGTTTTCCTAGAAAACAAATTTGCTACTCGTATCGTAAACGTAAACCCATTTGCTGTTGTAAACTGGATTGGTCAAGTTGAATTAAACCCAGCAACTGATACATGGATAGAAACTAGAAGAACTGCTGCAACATACGATATTGAAGGTAGTTTCAATTCAATGATGGGAATGACTGGTGCTGATAGTAATACTGGACTTTCACCTGTTGATTGGGGTGGTTGGGAAACTACATGGACAGGAAGAAGTTCTACTTTAGGCCCTGTTACTAGAGTTGACTCATCAACAGAAGTTCTTAGTAGAACAGTTCAGAGACATGGCCCATTTGTAGGCCCTCGTAGAGGCGGTATTCCAGTTACTACAACTACGAATTTATTAGAAAGAAGAGATGTATTCAGAACTGAGACTACAGTTAGTAGAAGTAATCAAACTAGAGAGGGTATTCAGTTCAGAGTTGGTGAGAGATTTGATACTACAAGTCTTGGAGACAAGGTAGTCAATACAGAAGTTGTTGCTACAATGAGATCTAGAAACATTGAATTTGTTTGTAGAAGATTAAAACCAAATACAAGATTATATCCATTCTTTGACAATATTGACATGGCAAGATTTGTTGTGCCTAAACTTGTCGAAGTTACAATGGTATCTGGTACATTTGGTGCTGGTGAAATTGTTGAAGGAAGTCGTCCTAATTCAAATAATGATGCAATTAGATTCAGACTTGCAAATCAGGATCATAAGTATGGGCCATATAATGCACCAACACAAACATATAAACAGAATCCATACCAACCATCATCATCTATTGCACCAACATATTCTTCAACCACTACAATTTTAAACGTTGATACTGCTGCGTTAGAACTTCAAGCTGCATCTGGATTCTATGGATACATTACGACTGGAATGAAACTAGTTGGACAGTCTAGTGGTGCTATTGCAACCGTATCTAATATTAGACTTATTACTGATAAGGCGGGAGTTCTTCTTGGATCTCTATTCTTACCAGATCCTACGGTTCCTTCAGCTCCAACATTCAATACTGGAACTAAGACATTTACATTATCATCTAGTTCTACTAACCAAACTATTTCTGGATTTACAGATAGTGAGGGTTCAGCAAACTTTACTGCTGCTGGTACTTTACAGACAGTTGAGGCATCCACTCTTAGAACGAGAAATGCAGATGTTCAAAGAATACCACAGTCGGATTCTAGACAAATCTCAAGTACAGATACAAGAGAAGTTGTTGATGTTGCTTTCAGTCAAAGAACGACTCGTCAAACAAGATGGGTTGACCCTCTTGCACAATCATTTGAAGTTCCTGATGTCAATGGTGTATATCTAACTAAATGTGATGTCTACTTCTCAGCAAAAGACACAAATCAGTTACCTGTTACTTTACAAGTAAGAACACTACAGACTGGTTTACCTACACAAGAAATCTTACCATTTGGTGAGTGTATTCTTGATCCTGATGAAGTTGTATTATCAGATGATGGATCTGCAGCAACGACATTTACATTCCCATCACCTGTTTATTGTGAAGGTGGAGGAGAGTTTGCTCTTGTTCTACTTTCTGCATCTAATGAATACTTCGTTTATATCTCTAGGATGGGTGAAGAAGATATAACGACTGTAAACTCGGCAGACTCTGAGAAGGTCATTGTATCTCAACAGCCTTTACTTGGTTCATTATTTAAATCACAGAACGGTGCTACATGGGATCCAAGTCAGTTAGAAGATCTTAAGTTTAATCTATACAGAGCAAACTTCTCAGCTACAAGTGGTAGTGTCAATTTCTATAATCCAGATTTAGATATTGGAAACAGACAAATTGTTTCTCTTGTACCTAATCCAGTTGATATGCTTTCTTACAATGCTGTCGTTGGATTGGCAAAGAGTTTATCAACTGCCGAACAAACTGGATTAACTCAAGGTGTAACAATATACCAACAAAATAATCCTAACTTTAAGGCAAACTTAAATTCTGTTCTTGGTGCGATTGGTATTGGAAGTGATTTAATACTTACAGATACTGGTAGTGGATTTGCTTCTACATCTGTTGTATACTCAGGAATACCTTTGGTTTCTGAATTTGGTAGAGGAAATGGTGCAACAGTTAACTTACATGTTAATGGTGGAGTTGGAGTTGCGGCAACAGTCGCAATCGGTGGAACGGGTTATGCAGCTGGTGATGTGTTAACAGTATCTCCAACTAACACAGGCGGATTTGGAAAGAATTTAAGACTAACAATTCCAAACAATATTGGTATTATAACTGCCTTTAATACCTTAGTCCTGAACAATATTCAGGGTATACCTAAAGTAGATACTTCATCTTCAGTTGTTTATGTTGGTGCTGGTGGAACTAATACTGTTACTGGTGGTTCTATCAAGTATGTCAATAATATTTCTGATGGACTACATTTCCGTGTAAGACATTCAAATCATGGTATGTACTCTAACTTAGATCATGTTGTTCTATCTGGAGTAGAAGCTGATGTCAAACCTGAGAAAATAACAGCAACTATTGATTCCTCAAGTACAGATAACATAACTGTTACTAATGTCGGTATATTTACATCATTTGAAGATGTAGAAGTAAATACTTCTAACCCAGGCTATGCTAAGATTGGAAATGAGATTATTAGATATACAGGTGTAACTACTGCATCATCTTCTTTGAATAACATCACAAGATCTCTTGATGAAACTAAGGCTGGTGATTATGCTATCAATGATAAGATCTTCAAGTATGAAATGAACGGAGTGTCATTGAGAAGAATTAATACATCTCATAAGTTTAGTGATACCGATTCTGCTAAGTATTCAATTGATGTAGACCACTACTGGTTGAAGGTCGGTATTTCTAGTCGTGGACTTGATAGAGCAACTGGAAATGCTAGTGGATTGCCAGAATTATTCTTTAAAGAAACTAAGTCTGGTGGTAGTTATGATCAACAGTATGTACAAGTTGGAACACCATACGGGCCAATGGCAACACAGAACATTGCGTTCAACATTGTTAGACCTAATGTTTCTACACTTCTCCCTGATGGAACTGATATTTCTGGAAGAATAAGAACATTCTCTAGTAACAGTCCTGACGGAAACTTAAGTGCATTTGTTGATCAAGGATTTGAAGCAATTTCACTTAACAGTAATAACGTTCTACCTACTCCTAGGATGATTGCATCTAAACAGAATGAATTAGATAAGTTAGTTGATTTCCCTGGCAGAAAGTCATTTACATTACAAACTTTCTTAACTACACAAGATTCAAAAGTCAGTCCTATGATTGACTTAGATAGAGTCAACATGGTTACTGTTATGGACAGACTTAACTCTAAAGTTACAAACTATGCTACAGATAGTAGAGTCAACTCTCTTGAAAGTGATCCTAGTGCAGCGATCTATCTTTCTAAAGTAGTGTCTCTTGAGAAGGCTGCAGATGGTTTGAAAGTTATGTTCGATGCCTACAGACACTCAACAAATGATATTAGAGTATTGTATAGAGTATTCAGAATTGATGCTCCACCACAATATCAATTATTTGAATTATTCCCTGGCTTTGATAACTTAGATTCTAATGGGGTAATAATTGATCCAGCAAAGAACAATGGTAAACCAGACAGAAGAATATTATCTTCTGCAACTGAACAAGATTATAAAGAATATGAGTTTAATATAAAGGATCTACCACAGTTCAATGGATTCCAAATTAAAATTATTATGTCAGGAACTAACTTTGCTTATGTTCCTAAGATTCGTGACCTGAGAACGATAGCATCTATTTAATGAAAAAAATTAAAGTCAAAGATAGTAACTCTCTTTATAGAGATGAGGACAGTGGTGCAATATTAAATTGCAATGATACTGCATATGATAACTATCTCAAAATGAAACAAAACAAGTTGAATGAGGTAGATGAAATGGATAAACTAAAGGATGATGTTGATGAACTAAAAGATATGATGAAACTCATTTTGAGTAAATTAGATAAATAACTAAAATCCCTCCTTTGACAGATGACAGCAAGAAGTATTAATCTAGTTTTAGATCAAGGTGTAGATTTTGAAGCAACTTTTACCGTCAGGAATGAGGATTCTAGTGCTTTAAATTTAACTGGTTACACTGGAGAAGCTAAAATAAAGAAACACCCTGCTGCAACAAAGTCAAATGATTTTGTTGTTTCTTTCCCTAATAGGGTAAATGGACAGATAAAAGTTGCAATGGCATCTACAATCACTACTGTTATAGAAGGTGGAAGATATGTATATGATTTGGTTTTAACTTCGCCTAATGCGTATAAGACTAGACCAATACAAGGAAATGTTCTCGTAATCCCAGGCGTAACCTAATGGCAAATTACCTAGTAACGCTAAACGAACCTGGCAAGTATAATGTCGGTGTAGACTATGAGATTCCCTCAAAGTCGATCCAATATGGTAATATCATTCTTGGTAAGACACCTGTACAAGATGGTTCTGAGGTAACATTCTCCTTGACTGATCAGGGAGCTCCATATAGTCCTAACAATGGGCAACAACTCATTGTTACTAAAAACGGTCTTTTCTTAGACCCAGCAAACGACTACACTATTTCTGGAGATAAAGTTGTATTTACAACTGCTCCAGCAACAAATGATGACGTAGTAATAATTGCTCTTGCTGCAGCTGCAGACTTAACAAGAACAGTTAATTATGTTATAGATAGTGGCAGTCTCCCCATGCAAACTGGGGACAAAGGAAAATTGACAATAGATGTCACTGGTGTCATAGAAAACATCAGAGTCTTATCCGATCAGACTGGTGACATCGTATTTGAAATAGAAAAATGCACCTTTGCAGATTATCCTAATTTTACTAGTATAACCAATGGTGCAAGAGTTCAACTAACGAATTCTGATAAATACTTTGATGATGTCCTAAATAATTGGACAAGCACGATCACAGCGGGAGAAATTCTTCGTTTTAACGTGATCAGCGTGAATAATATTAGAAGATTACTAATCTCTCTAAAATTAAAATTATAAATAA